GACTAATTAGTTATTCACAACCACCAGAAGGAGAGTTGTATGTCGGTAAAGATGTCCAAGAACTTATATCTTATTGCGCCCGTGTCTCCAATCCGGCCAATCAAGAAGCACACAAAACGTCCGAAAAACTTATCAAATACCTTGTTAAAAACAAGCACTGGTCGCCGCTTGAAATGGCTAGCGCTTGCATAGAGGTTGAAACTACTCGTGATATTGCACATCAAATTGTGCGTCACAGAAGTTTTGCTTTTCAAGAGTTTAGTCAGAGATACGCAGAACCCTCTGCAATGGGTGATGCATTTACAACTCGTGAAGCAAGACTACAAGATACAACCAATAGACAGAACTCTATTGAGATTGAGAATGACCCAAATATCCAAATGGATGCAAAGACAGTTGAACTTATTACAGACTGGCAACGTAGACAACATGGAGTTATTAATCAAGCAAAAGAGGCTTATGATTGGGCAATAAAGAATGGTATTGCAAAGGAACAAGCACGAGTTGTTCTACCAGAAGGATTGACTAAAACACGATTGTACATGAATGGAACACTGCGTTCTTGGGTACATTATATTGAATTGCGTTCTGCAAATGGAACGCAAAAAGAGCATATGGATGTTGCAAAATTGTGTGCAATTGAAATTGCTAAAATCTTCCCACTAATGGAGAAATTGTAATGACTTTTTATTTAACCCACCAAGAAGACGATGACGGCCCAGAATCGTATCATACTCAAAGAGTAGAGTTTACTGTTGCTGATGATGCAGATATCAGTGAACTGTGTGATTCATTTGAACACTTTCTAAAAGCAAATGGATATCAGTTTGATGGACATATTGGTATCATTCCAAAAAAAGAATGGTTCAATAGTTGGAAACCAGAAGATGATGCTACCTCTGGACATTACAGGGTGAAGTTCAATTGGAATACTGACCTTGGGTAGAGTATTTGTATTAGGCAATGGTGAATCCAGACTAGGGATGGATTTGTTTGGTCTTAAACTTCAGGGTAAGATGTATGGTTGCAATGCTTTGTATCGCAACTTTACACCTGATGTACTTATATGCGTGGATGGTGGAATGCAACATGAAGTGTATTCCTCTGGTTATGCAATAGACAATAAATGCTATTTTCGTACATGGAATAAACTTCCAGAAGAGGCATTCTATATGATGGATGAATATTTTACATTTACTCAAAGAATAGGATGTGATATTCAGAATGATAAATTTGGTAGAAAACAATTTGTACTGAATGGCACAGACCCCAATCAGTTACAAAAATTGTATGAATACCATACTAAAATTGGTTCAGATAAAACTACTGTTGATGAATTGTTATTAAAACATCACAGGTGGATTACTTGGACTGAAGAGAATGATGAAGTACATATCATTCCAGAGAATTATAGTGGTTGGAGTGCAGGGCCAATCGCTGTGAGGATGGCACTAGAAGATGAAAATCCAGATGAAGTATATCTGATTGGATTCGACTTAGGTAGTCCGAATGAGTTGATTAATAATGTTTATAAGGGTACAGATAACTATCTGTCTAATGATGCTGCTGTGACACCCTCAGATAACTGGATTACTCAACACCTAAATAACTTTACAGATTATCCTGATACGAAATTCTATAAGGTTAATACTGCCCCATTAGGAACAGATGCGACTTGTCAATTCGTGAAAGAGTGGGAACACTGCGAAAACCTCCAATATATAGAGAAAAATTCTTTGCAATTATCTCTTGACTTTGGGTGGATGATGTAGTATTATATAACTTACATGATGAGAAATGTGAAATACATAAACATATATAAACATACGGAGAAAAAAATATGTCAATATCAACTTTAAGAAACCAGAACAGTCTGGATAAATTACTTGCACAAGTACAGCAAGATGAGAAACCATCAGGTGGTGAAAAGAAGTCCTATGTGGATGACCGTCTATGGAAACCTGTCGTGGATAAGGGTGGCAACGGTTACGCAGTAATTCGCTTCCTGCCTGCTCCAGAGGGTGACTCTGAAATGCCGTGGGTGAGAGTATGGAATCACGCATTCCAAGGCCCGACTGGTCAATGGTTCATTGAGAACTCTTTGACTACTATCAATCAGACTTGTCCTATTAGTGAGATGAACTCTCAGTTGTGGAATTCTGGTGTAGAGTCGGATAAAGAGATTGCAAGGAAACAGAAACGTAAGTTGCAATATTATGCTAATATCTACGTTGTAGAAGATGCTGCGAACCCAGAGAATAACGGTAAAGTTATGCTCTATAAGTTCGGTAAGAAAATCTTTGACAAGTTGATGGAAGCAATGCAACCTGAGTTTCCTGATGACCCTCAAATCAATCCATTTGATATGTGGGAAGGTGCAAACTTCAAACTGAAGATTCGTAAGGTAGATGGTTACTGGAACTATGATAAGTCAGAATTTGACTCTAAGTCACAGTTAAAGTCTACTGACGATGAACTAGAGGCAATCTATAAGAAGACCCATTCGTTGAATGACTTCATTGCACCTAGTAACTTCAAGACTTATGATGAGTTGAAAACTAGGTTGGATGCTGTACTATCTGGTACAGTTGCAACTAAAACTGCTGCTGCAATGGTAGATGAGGAAGAAGTTCCTTTTACACCATCGTTCAAGAATGAGGCACCTGCTCCTATGGCAAGTGTTGATGCAGTTGAAGACGATGCAATGTCGTACTTTGAAAAGTTGGCAAATGAATAAGGTATACTAGTAGTAATATCCTTGGTGTGCAGTAAGTCTCTTACCAGAGTCGTAACACCACACTAAATAGACTAGGTAGTAAAAAGACGATTGGGGGCAGAAAGTAATTTCTGCTCCCTTTCTCACGTTGGGTACAATATTTGCATAACAATATATTGACAGGGATGTGCGTCAAATTGTTATGCGTGTCAAAAATTTGAACGGATTAAAAGTCTTATAAATATTGTCGTAAGTATTATTGAGGGAGTATTACTTTGGAAAAAATTATAATGGCGCTGGGTATTTTATTATTGACCACCACTGGCGCCTTTGCTCAAACTGTTGTTGAAACCACAACGAAAAGTAATTCAGATGTTACTACATCTGGAAAAACAATAGTTATTTCGCCACCACCTTCTGCGATTTCACCATCTGTAAATTCGTCATCATCTGACTTATGTACAGTAGGAGTTGCTGGGGCGGTACAAACACAAATTCTAGGTATTTCTACAGGAGAAACCTACAGGGATGTAAATTGTGAGAGATTGAAAATATCTAAGACGCTCTATGACATGGGCATGAAAGTGGCCGCTGTTTCGGTTCTTTGCCAAGACAGACGTACCTTTGACGCCATGACTATGGCAGGCACTCCATGCCCGTATCTTGGGGAAATTGGTGATGCTGCATCTATTGGATGGGAAGAAAATCCACACATGAAACCAGAACCAGAAGTCTTGGAGACAAAGAGTGATATTCAGAAAAAACAAGGGGCTATTGCTGCTGGTACTATCGGTACTGCTTTGCTTTTCCTCTTACTCCTCTAACGCACAGGTAACTTGTTCAACAGACGGTACTACTAATCCATTAGCAGGCAATGGCACCTGTCTAGACCCCAACGATAATACTGTTCAACAAATTATAGACCAAGGTGATTTTGGCACAGGTAGTCATAGCACTGGAAGTTCTCATAATCAGATGTATCAGATGACGGACAGAAGAACTGGTGCAGTTTTGTCTACTGATTACATTATGCACTTCTCGTATACTGACGATACATGGATAACCAATATGGCTATCAATCAAGCGTTAGTTGGTGCTGGTTTTGATATTGCTGGTTATTCAGCAGAATGGCAATGGAAAAATGAAACAACGAATACAATAAATGGTGCTTGTACAGCAACAAAAGTAAACGGTGATTGTTTAGATGATTTAGTAATCACTGTCGATGCATTTGCTTCTGGTACTAACATTTATTCTGAAGAGTGGGATTACAGTCAAACAAAATCAAATGGATATACGGTTGAGGAAGTATTAAGTTTTGCTCCATTAGCATTAGTGCCAGGCGTAACTATTGACCAAATTGAAGTAACTATCCGAGGCAAAG